TTTTGAAGGACACGAAGCTTTTAATTAAAATAATTCACCCAAAGACTATATGTAAGGCGGTTATGTTGTATAAATAAAACTGTATACGCCGTAAGGGTATATAATTTATTAACTTGCTTATTAAAGGAGAAACAACATGGTAGCAGAACATAAATTCAACACATCACATGTGGACGATATTTTTAACAGAATTAGTCCATTCGCAATAGGGTTCGATAAGGTACTAGCAAATCTAAACACAGTTTCAGATATCGCTCATAATTATCCTCCCTATAATATTATCAAACAAGACAAAGATCATTTTTCTATTGAAATAGCAGCAGCTGGTTTCAGAAAAGACGAGTTCAATATTCATCTTGTTCCTGAAGGTAACAAACTGGTAGTTCAAGGTGTACAAAACCGAGAAGAAGATGAACCAGAGTATTATCACAAAGGCATCGGAGCTAGAAACTTCACTCGTACATTTGCATTGGCTGAAGAAGTCAAAGTACTTGGCGGTGAGTTCACAGATGGCATGTTGCTAATTGCACTAAAAAGAGAGATCCCTGAGGAAAAGAAACCTCAAGAGATCAAAATTACATAATTAAATAAGGAGAACCCTATGCCAAATATACAAATTGTTAAACTAACCACAGGCGAAGACATCATTGGCGATGTCGAGGAACTTGAAGTAGAAGGAAGAGCGTTTTTGATTATAAACAAACCCGCTATTATTATGATGATGCCTAAGCCAGGTAGCGAAACAGACTTTGGTGTAGGGCTCGCTCCTTACGCACCGTTTGCAAAGGATCATAAAGTTCCTGTATTCCCAAATCATGTCGTATCAATTTACGATCCAGGCAGTGAAATGCTTAAGTCATACAACCAGCAATTCAGTAAAATAATCCAACCCGAATTTATTAACAAAAAAATTCTAAACGAGGCCTCGACAAAAATATGAGTATGAAAAATAACGAATATGACGTAGTAGTAAATAAAGTAGTTGATGGTGATACCGTTGACGTTGATATTGATTTAGGCTTTGGCGTCAGTTTAAACGATGAACGTGTTCGCATCATGGGTATTGATACTCCAGAGTCACGCACAAGTGATAGAGTAGAAGACGTATTTGGCGAAGCAGCCAAAGCACGTTTAAAAGAGCTAATGAAGAATGGTGGCAGACTTATTACTACTGAAGACAAACATGGCGAAGATATGAAAGGCAAGTTTGGAAGGATCTTAGGAGACTTTAAAGTAGAGTACAACGGCGAAATGAAAAAAGTAACTGAGATTCTTACAGAAGAAGGACATTGTGTTCCTTACTTTGGTGGTTCAAAAGAAGAGACTCAAGCAGCACATGAAGTAAATAGAGCAAGGTTGTTGGCAGAAGGTGTCGTAAGTCAAGAAGACTATGATGCTGCTGTTGCTAAAATGGCATAGTACCAAACAAGTCTACTTTAGGTAGACTTTAGCTTCGTAAGAGCTTATACTTACTTTATATTATTTGAGATGAGACTTTTATTATGAATTTTTACACATATGCCAGACATTATGGGGATAAGGTCCTAACTCGAGGAATCCGTAACGGTGAACGTTACACAGAACGCCATGATTTTAGGCCTACCCTTTTTGTTAAATCTGACAAACCTTCAGAATATAAATCTATATATGGTGAGTTAGTATCACCTGTTAAATTCGAGACTAACAAAGAAGCTACAGAGTTTTTTAACAGATACAAGGAAGTTTCTAACTTCCCTATATTTGGACAAAACTATTACGCATACCAATATATTACGGAGAAGTTCCCCGCCACTATTGAGTGGGATGCTAAAGATATGTTGATCTATTCGATTGATATTGAGACATCATCAGAAGGTGGATTCCCTAACGTAGATATGCCCGACGAACGTTTGTTACTTATTACATTACAAGATAACAACACGAAGAAAATAACAACGTTTGGTTGTGGGGATTTTGTCCCAGGCGATGCTACAAAACATCTCGATGTAACCTACATTAATTGCCAGGACGAAAAGAATCTCATACAAGAGTTCCTTATTTGGTGGGAGAATAATTGTCCCGATGTTATTACAGGTTGGAACTCTAATTTGTTTGACTTACCCTATATTATTGCAAGGACAGAACGTGTATTAGGTGAGAACGAACATAAACGTTATTCTCCTTTTGGACTAGTTAATAGACGTCCTATTAAATTTGCTAATCGTGAGATGACAGCATATGAAATTACAGGTGTTGCACAGTTAGATTATCTGGACTTATATAAGAAGTTTACTTATGTTACCCGTGAATCCTACAAACTAGACTTTATTGCACAAACAGAACTAGGACACAAAAAACTAGAGTCTGGCTTTGACACGTTTAAAGAGTTTTATGATGGTGATTGGAATAGGTTTGTAGAATACAATATTATTGATACAGTCCTTGTTGATGAGTTAGAAGATAAGATGAGACTTATTCAGTTAGCTCTTACTATGGCATACGATGCGAAGTGTAACTTTGGAGATGTATTTTCACCTGTTAGGTTGTGGGACTCGTTGATATATAATTATTTGTGGAAACAGAAAGTTGTAATTGGACAGGGTGGTGGTAGGAAGGAGTCCCAGATAGAGGGAGCTTATGTACAGGAGCCTAAGCCTGGGAGTTATGAATGGGTGGCTAGCTTTGATGCTACAAGTCTATATCCTTCAATTATTATGCAGTACAATATGAGTCCTGAGACTATATCCCATGAGTTTAGCTATGATGTTACAGTGGACGATCAGTTGGACAGGTATAAGTTAGACAAACTTAAGGAAAAGAACTTGGCAATGGCAGGCAACGGTTCCTGTTACACCCGAGACAAGAAAGGTTTTATGCCTGAGCTAGTACAAACCTTCTTTAATGATCGTTTGAAATATAAAAGGTTGATGCAGGAGGCACAGAAGAAGTTCCAGGAAACAGGCGCTAAAGTTTATCAGAATGAGATAGCTAAATACAACAACTTCCAGATGGCTCGTAAGATTCAGTTAAACAGTTTATATGGCGCCATGGCTAACCAGTACTTTAGATTCTATGATGATAGGATTGCAGAGGGTATTACAATGTCAGGACAGTTGATTATCAGAGACACAGCTAAAGCTCTTGATGAATACATGAACAAGGTTTGTGGTACTGAGAAAGAAATGTATTCCTTTTATAGTGATACTGACTCTTGTTATATTACATGTAAGACTCTTGTTGATAATTTCTTTCCGGATAAATCTACAGAAAAAGTAGTTGGCTTGTTGGATCAGATAGGTACTGATAAGATAGAACCTGCGATAGCTAATGCTATGAGAAAGTTAGGCAACTATACTAACGCCTTTGAACACAAGATAGACTTTAAGCGTGAGGTTATAGCAGACAAAGGCATATTTGTTGCTAAGAAACGTTATGCACTTAATGTTCTAGATGACGAAGGCCTGAGACTTAAAGAACCCAAGCTAAAGGTTATGGGGTTGGAGATTGTAAGGTCCTCGACACCTGCTCCTATTAGAGATAGTTTAAAGGAGGCGGTTCGTCTTATTCTTACTAGTGATGAGGATACTTTACAAGATTACATTTTACAGACACAGACGGATTTTAAAAAGTTTACCCCTGAGGAGATAGCATTTCCAAGAGGGTGTAATAACCTAACGAAGTATACGAGCCAAGCAGACATATATGCTAAAGGAACTCCTATACATGTTCGAGGGGCGTTGTTGTACAACAACCTTCTTAAGGAGCAGAAGTTAGGCAAGAGGTATGAGAAGATACAAGAAGGTGACAAGATTAAATTCCTTTACCTAAAGGAACCTAATAGTCTACATGAGAACACTATTGCCTTTATATCTACTCTCCCTAAAGAGTTTAACGTTTCCAGGTATGTGGACTATGATTTAATATTCCAGAAAGCATTCCTAGATCCGTTAATTAACATTTTATCACCGCTTGGATGGAACACAGAACCCCAGGCAACATTAGAGGATTTATTTTCATGATTATAGATGGACATTTTGTAGTAAGTATGATTAAGAGTTTAATACGAGGAGTCGCTTGTGGTTTCCTAATGGCAGGAGACACTTTTATGGCAGGTGGATTATTAATAGCAGCAGAGACACTAGGTGTCGTTGAGGAGATGGTATGAGTGAACAATGGAGAGACAGTCTACAATCATTAATCAATAATATTGAGAAGTGGCATGTGGACAGGAATTTAATTGATGGTGCTACAGACAAGGATCAAGTATGTAAACTAATCCAAGAAGTAGGTGAGTTATCAGATAATGTCTGTAAGAAACAGGACGTAGCAGATGATATTGGAGACATTATTGTTGTTCTTATCAATATTGCTAAAAGAAACGATCTATCACTCCGAGACTGTTTGGCAGTTGCGTATAATGATATTAAAGATCGAAAAGGCACAATGATAGACGGCGTCTTTATAAAGGAAGACACTTCTGCTTGGATTAAGAATTTACAAAAAGAAGACTACACATCACCAGGTGGGATAGGGTAACCGTAAATGAAAGTAGCTATCGTTGGGTATGGATTTGTAGGACAAGCAACAGAATACTTTCTGAAATCTTGGTTGGTTGAAAAACTAGAAATAGAGATACATGATCCTGTTAAAGGTTACAATGTAACTGATTGGGATAATATTGAATATTCTTTTATTTGTGTTCCAACTAACCTTATTGATGGAAAGTTAGACACTTCTATTATAGATAATATACTAGAAACTTTACCCATCGAACAAGCCATAATTAGAAGTACTATTGGGCCTGATCAATGTATAAAGTATGCTAACAAAGGCCATGTAATAATGCCAGAGTTTTTGAGAGAAAGACATTGGAAAGAAGATGTCGATGACTCAGATATTCCTATTGTTATAGGGTGTAATAATTGTGATAATATTTTACAATGGATTACTAGGACTAAACATGCCTGGTATGGTAATAAAAAGAAAGTTGTAGTTTGTTCTCCTCTAGAGGCGTCGATGATTAAAATGGCTAGAAACGCAGCGTTAGCAGTAAAGGTGGGCTTGGCAAATGATTTCAATGAAATTTGCGACAGCCTTAATATGGATTATAGTGTTATTAAAAAGTTTATGCAGGAAGATAAAAATTTAGGTGGTACACATTGGGACGTACCCGGTCCTGATGGACTCATCGGTTTTGGTGGTACATGTCTCCCTAAGGACTTGACTCATGCATCTACACTATGCTATAATACACTTAATATAATGAAAATAGCAATCGAAGCTAACACAAGCAGGAGAAATAATGAGTAATCTCATAGAACGAATTCAGAAGAATTCAACAATTAAACAGACTGATATCCTTACAGGATCTAAGTTCTTTAACGATCAAGACTTAATACAAACATCCGTCCCGGCGGTTAACGTTGCATTAAGTGGAAAACTAGATGGCGGGTTGACACCTGGCTTAACAGTATTCGCAGGTCCTAGTAAACATTTTAAAACAGCATTCGGTATGTTGTTAGCTAAAAGTTTTTTAAACAAATATGAGGACGGAGTAATCTTATTCTACGATTCAGAATTTGGTGCACCTAAGTCTTATTTTGAGACATTTGAGATTGATACAGATAGAGTAGTACATACACCTATCGCAGATATTGAACAACTAAAGCATGACATTATGCAACAGTTGGCAGGTATCGAACGTGAAGACCACGTTATGATTATTGTAGACTCTATTGGTAACTTAGCAAGTAAGAAAGAAGTAGAAGATGCTTTAGAAGGTAAGAGTGTAGCAGACATGACAAGGGCTAAACAAATGAAGTCCTTATTCAGAATGGTTACTCCTCACTTAACTATTAAAGACATCCCAGCTATTGTAATTAATCATACATATAAAGAGATTGGTTTGTTTCCTAAAGATGTTGTTAGTGGTGGCACAGGTGTTTACTACTCAGCAGATAACATTTTTATTATCGGTAGACGACAAGAGAAAACAGGCACAGAAATTACAGGATATTCCTTTGTAATTAATGTTGAGAAGTCTAGGTTTGTTAGAGAGAAATCTAAAATCCCTGTAGAAGTATCCTGGGAGAAAGGCATTAGTAAATGGTCTGGGCTATTGGATATGGGAATAGAATCTGGACATGTAATTAAACCTAGCAATGGTTGGTATCAGAGAGTTAATATGGATACAGGCGAAGTTGTAGAACCTAAAGTAAGAGCTAAAGATTTGCAGAAAGAGTTTTGGCTACCTATATTACAAGACCCTTCGTTTTCAGAATGGGTTAAAGCTAGGTACACTATTGGTTCAGTTGATATGATTGCTAAAGAAATAAATGAGGAAGACATTGACAAAGCATATTCCGAAGTGTGATCGTTGCGAGACAAAAATAGATCTGAAGGCAGACAAAGCATATTGCTTTCATACTCCTGAAGGAGAGATGTATATTTGTGGACCGTGTGTAGCTATAGTTTATAACCAGCATATTAAGGATTTGCCACCGTATGAAGAATAGAATAGAACAAGTTATATTAGAAAATCTGGTTAAAGACGACACCTATATCAGAAAGGTAATCCCTTTCCTTAAGGAAGAATATTTTTCAGCCCATGAGGATAGAAAAGTATTTAATATAATCTCAGATTTTGTTACAAAATATAACAACCCACCTAGCAAGCAGGCTATTATACTTGCCCTAGGTGAGGATAAATCTCTTAACGATGAAAGCTACAAACATTGTATGGATGTGGTTAATGATTTGAATGGTACTGTGGTTAACTTGGAATGGCTTATTGATGAGACTGAGAAGTTTTGTAAGGATAAAGCATTGTACAATAGTATTATGGAAAGCATACAGATCATAGACGGTAAGAGTACTACTCACACAGCAGATGCTTTACCTCAGATTTTATCAGAGGCATTGTCTGTAGGATTTGATACTAACATCGGACATGACTTTATTGAAGATGCAGAAGGTAGGTATGAATATTATCACAGGCTAGAAGAGAAGGTAGAGTTTGACTTAGATATGTTTAATAGGATAACAGACGGTGGATTGTCTAACAAAACATAAAACATAGCACTAGCAGGCACGGGAGTAGGTAAGTCCCTGTTTATGTGTCATATGGCATCAGCGGCAATCTCAAAGGGTAAGAATGTACTCTATATTACACTAGAGATGTCAGAGGAAAGGATCGCAGAACGTATAGACGCTAACATGATGAATATACCTATTGGTGATTTGAAGGATTTATCTAAGCAGATGTTTGATGATAGGATTAAAAAAATTAATGATAAGATACAAGGTAGACTTATTGTTAAGGAATATCCTACAGCATCAGCACATAGTGGACACTTTAAGGCATTAATAAATGAATTAAAACTAAAGAGAAACTTCTCTGCAGATATTATTTTTATTGACTACTTGAATATTTGTTCTAGTAGCCGATTTAAACCTGGCAGTAGCGCTAACTCTTATACTATTATTAAGAGCATCGCGGAAGAGCTTAGAGGTTTGGCAGTAGAGCAAGACGTTCCTATTGTAAGTGCTACACAGACAACAAGGGGTGGTTACGATAACAGCGATGTCTCACTAACAGATACTTCTGAGAGTTTTGGACTCCCTGCTACAGCAGACTTAATGTTTGCTATTATAAGTAATGAGGAGTTAGAGAATATGGGACAGCTAATGATTAAACAGTTGAAGAATAGATATGCAGATCCTACAACTAACAAAAGATTTATGATAGGGGTAGATAGGCCTAGGATGAAATTGTTTGACTTAGACGAATCTGCACAACAGCAGTTAACTGATGCGAATATTGAAATGCCAGTATTCGATCGTGGGAAAACAGAAGGAAATTACAATGATTTTAAATTTTAACGACGTAGAATGGGAAGTACTTGATACTCCTATTGCTGAAAGATTTGCTAAGTTCCTAGTAGCAAACGTACACGAAACAAACGAATTCTTTTTCATGGGAGAGACTTTAAGAGAGATTAAATCTGAGATTGAAAAGATAGCTTATATGGCTGGTTGGCCAGCAGACTCAGACATGAATAAATTGCATGAGATGTTTGCAGATCATCCAGATCATCCAGACGCTAGCAGACTTAACGACTTGATCCATTACCATGAATTACAATCATCTGGGTTTCCTCCTAGGTGGGGACATAGTGTACGGGGTAATGAAAACAACACTAATGCAGAAATTAATGTACGGGAAGAAGACTACAAACATTTCACCGTGGAGAGAGTCCCTGGACATTTGTATGTAAATTATGCTCATGTTGGTAAACATTTTGCAGAGATCGTATTCTCTGAGGACATTGGTATTAAAAAGGATCAATATCATCCACAAAGCCTTTGCCGTCCAAGTTTCCATTGTTGGTTAGGACCAGAGATCAATTCG